CCTCCTAAAGAAGTATGTTTTTATGCTTATAAAAGAATTAATCATTTCAGAGAAATATTAGCTCAGTTTCAAGCAAAAGAAACAACTCAAATACCTGATGAAGTTATTGATAATATTAAAAAACAAATTAAAAAAGAAAGATTAACGCTTAAAAATATGGATAATAAAAAAGCAAAAGATATATTGAAAAAACTAGGATATAACAAATATTATGAACATATACCATTCATAAAAGATAAGCTTGGAATTAAACCACCCGTAATGCAACCAGAATTAGAAGATAAATTATGTAATTTATTTATGGAAATTCAAAAACCATACAGTAAACATTGTCCAGATAGCCGTGTAAATTTTTTAAATTATTATTATGTTTTATACAAAATGTGTGAATTACTTGATGAACATAGTTTTTTACCTTATTTTCCTATGTTAAAAGATCCTGTAAAAAGAATAGAACAAGATGAAATTTGGAAAAAAATATGTAAAGAATTAAACTGGGAATTTATACCAACCTTATAATTTTTATATTGAATGAATTATAAAAATTATACTAATTATAATAAATTTTACTATATGTATTTTTATTTACATACCCATGCGAGGGAAACCAACTAAGTTAGCACCGATACCGAATCCAGCACCAGAACGAGCAGATACTCCCATTGATGGGACATATGTATCCAATACTGAGAATGTAGCAGCAGCAGTCAAAGAGATCAATAAAACTTCATCCAAGTTCAATGAACGTTTTGGAATAGCGTAAGCAGCGATAGCAACCATTAAACCTTCAACTAAATATTTTACAACACGTCGTAATAGTTCTCCTAAATCAAAAACTTGGCCTAATTTATCAAACATATTATATAATAAATAAATAAAAAAAAACTTAAACAATAATGATATATTATATTATAAAATGGCTGAATATGCTTATGAGCATCAAAAAAAATCAGATGGATCTGTAAATCCTAACTATGTAGACCTTTTGGAAGAAGATAAGGCAATTTCAGGACAAAAATTTGTTTGTGTATCATTTGTTAGTCCTGAAACTGTTTTAAAGAAAAGAGAATTATTTATGTTTGAAGAATTTTTAAAGGGATATGATTTTTCTAAATCTATGGAGAAATTTTCTCAATTCTTAAATTTTTTGTCTTATAAATATAATCTTAATTTTGAAACACTAATGTCGGATATGCAAGAATTTGTGAAAAGTGAAAAAGAAGATTTGAAAACTACAGATATTTATGATTCATATAAAACTTTTTTGGATAATAATGAAAATGAATTAGATGACCAATTTAATAAACAAAATAATTTCCAAACAAGTGTTAGAGGATTAAAGGTTAGAGGTTCTTATTCCACTCAAGAAGAAGCGGAATTGCGATGTAAGTTGTTAAGAGAAGTAGACCCAAATCATAATGTATATGTGGGACCTGTAGGTGTTTGGATGCCTTGGGAGCCAGAAGCGTATAAAACTGGACGTGTAGAATATTTGGAAGATGAACTAAATCAATTGATGCATGAAAAGAATTTAAATGAAGCAAAGGCAAAACAAGAATTCGAGAAACGTATTCAAGAAACAAAAAGAAAGGCTATTGAAGAAAACGTTAAGTTGGCTAGAGAAAGTGGTAATAAACTGACACAAAGACTAGATAATCAAGGGAACTTGGTAGGTGTAAATAATACCATGGAAAATGATTTGAAAGAATTGGATGACCAAAGTTCAGATAATATTAAAAAAGCGTTGTTTGAAGGTGATAACATTGTTCGTAAAAAGAAAGATTAAATATAACATTTGAAAATTATAAACCATAATAAAATTATAGAAAATTTTATATTTTCTATAATTTTATGAATTACCATCTATTTTTCTTTACATTTATTCTAGGTCCTTTATTTTTTCTAACAGCATTTGGGTCATATTGTTCTTCTTCATCATCAGACCCTAACCCCTTAGACATTTCCCAAAATTCTTTTGCTCCTAATTTAAAATCATTATGAGCGGATGCCTTATACCAAAATATTTGGTCTTCTAAACGATTTGATTTGGCATTATTTGCTATAACCAAACATTCATAGTTTTCAGTACATTGGTCCATTACTTGACAAAAACTTTCAAATGTTGTAAACATACCAGCAAAGTTTTCATAGATTCGTTTACGATTATTAATATATGGTTCTCTTAAAATAAACGTATAGTCTATATTTGTTCTTAAATTAGGCGGAACACCCAAAGGATACTGCATTGTAATGACTAACATTATTTTCCAATGTCTACCATTCATAAATAATAATCTCATTAATTTGTCTCTAGCCCATGTATTATCATATAAACAATCATCTAATATCACAAATGCTCTAGGATCAATACTCGACTTACCATAAGCATTTCTTTCTTTTTTAATTTGTTTTATCACTATTTTTTGCCTTTTTAAAATGTTTTCAATAATAGCTGTATTATACTCATCATGAATAAAAAGTTTAGGTACCAATTTACCATAAAAACCATTACCCGCTTCTGTTCCTGATATTACTGTACCAATAGGAATATCTTGATGATGATACAACATATCTTTTACTAAAAAACTTTTTCCAGTATCACGTCTTCCAATTAATACAATTACCGGACCATTCGAATCATCCAAATTAAACTTTATATTTTTCATATTAAACTTTTTTAACTCTAAATTCATATATAAATCATTGTTATATTAATTAATAAAGTAAAACGAATAAGATTAATATTAATTAAATTAATTATTATTTATTAAATTAATTATTATTTATTAATCTATTACTAAAGTATTGGTTTAAATGTAAAAATTATATTATCATTAAATCGTATGTTTTCTTTGTATTACAAGAAAAATAACAATAATATATTATTTAGTCAATTAGAAGACAACGGGTTTTCAAAAGTTCAAAACTATATACCAATATATTCTGAATTTTTTGAATTAAGTAAGAATAATTACAATTTAATTAATTTAAATAGTAAATATTCAATCTCAACGATAGAAGATACACATGAATCAAATTTTTTTTTAATAAATGTTGAAAATGAAAAAAAGGAATCATTAAATAAAATATCATTTTTTAAATTTTCACCATTATTAAACCCATTGAAATTTTTAACAGGGAAATATAAGAATCTAACGAAAGATTCAAATATAAACCCTAGTATTGAAAAACAATATTCAAAAAAAGATAATCATTTAAAAAAAATTTATGATTCTAATAATACATCTTACGTAGACGGATTTTTTAGTTTTCTAAGTAGTAAGTTACTAAACAATCATAATTTTATATTTGGCAATGATTACTATGGTTCATTTTTAGCTATACAAAAAGAATTTAATGTCAACGTATATGATGATTTAGATTATTTACATCAATCAGAATATTTTCATAAAAATAAAGATGTACTATTTAAATTAGATAACTTTGATAGTTCTTTATTAGATGATGATACCCGTAAATACCGTGAAAAAATTGTTATGGAAGATAGTAATGAAACATTAGAAATCGATAATATTGATGATGATTCATTTGATAATGTATTTGAATTAACGGTTGAAAATTTGGAAAAATTAAATACGTTAAATGATATTGACTTAAGTGATAACTTGGTATATGAAAAAATAAAAAATAAAAAAAGGAGCGATAGTGATTTGTCAAGTAATACAGAAACATCATCTATTATGTCAGAAGCACTAACAGATAGTGAAACAGATGAAAGTGATAGTGATCAAGATAATGATAGTGAATTAACTGATGATAGTGATGAAGAAGAAACTGAAAATAGCGATAATTCAATTGTTAGTTGTTCTAACAGTGATATATCTGAATATTCTAGTTCAACAGATGATAATATAAACTGTGTAATTTATAATTTTCCAGTTCAAATTATATGCATGGAACATATGTATGAAACATTGGATAATTTTATAGAAAACAATGAAATGACTGATTTGGAATGGAAATCATGTTTTATACAAGTATTATTCATTTTAATAACGTATCAAAAATGTTTTGATTTTACACATAATGACTTACATACAAACAATATAATGTATGTTAAAACAGAGAAAAAATTTATTTATGTAAAATATGATGGTAAATATTACAAAATACCCACATTTGGAAAAATTTTTAAAATAATTGATTTTGGTAGAGCAATTTATAAATTTAAGGGAAAACAATTATGTTGCGATAGTTATAATCTTAAAGAAGACGCAGCAAATCAATATAATTTTGAACCTTATAGAAACTATAATAAACCAGAAATATTGCCTAATAAAAGTTTTGATTTATGTAGATTAGGCTGTTCGTTATATGACTATTTTATAGATGATTTTAAAGAAGAACATACAATTGATAATGAAATAATAAAATTAATTATAAAATGGACTCGCGATGATAAAAATCAAAATATATTGTATAAAAAAAATGGGCATGAAAGATATCCTGATTTTAAATTATATAAAATGATTGCTAGAACAGTTCATCATTGCGAACCTCATAATGAAATTAACAATTCTATTTTTGATATATTTAAAATAAGTAAAAAGAAAATTCAAAAACGAAAATTAAAGAATGTAATTAACATAGATGATATACCTTGCTATGTATAAATTGATTAAATTTAAAATAAAATATCATAATTTATTAAAAATGATATTTTATCCGTTGATTATTATTGGTTATGTAATTTACATATCAACTATATCTGCAATTACGATATATGTTGATGATAATTATATGAATAATTAAAAAGCGGGTTCATTTGTAAAAATTTCAGGTACTTTCTTCATAGTTGTGCTTGCTCCACTAAATTGGTCAATTATAAAACTACCAGAAACTACTGATAAATAAACAATAATCGTGTCTCTCATTAATAGTTTCATAGGCTTTACTTCTTTCAATATAAATTTCATTTCTAGATATTTTATAACTAAATATACGAAAGATACTATACCAGCCGTAATGAATATTGACTGTTCCATTTAATATTTTTAGTTATGTTTTTATTTATTATTTTACGCAATTGTATTTATTTTAAAACTTCAATGTCATCTAATAACGGAGGTGCTTCAACTCTTAATTCTTTAGATAAATCATGAACATCGCTTATATCCAAATCAATATTATTATCATCAAAAATTTCTAAATTATCTTCATCATCGTCTTCTTCCTCTTCTTCTTTTCTTCGTTGATTATTAATTTCACTAATTTGTTCAAGACGTTCAATTGTTTT